AGTATTTGTTTTATCTAAATACTATCAGGTCAATGAAACGGAAATTCCAACCGTGGCAGAAAACGTTGGCCGACAAAGATATAGAAGCCGTTAAAAAATACTTTGGATATAATAGCCAAAAAGCCAAAGAAGCTTTGCGTATTCTAAATGATGACCAAATCGCTGAAATAAGAACAAAAACAGAAAAAGGCGGAGTGACCAAGTAATGATTTCAATTATAGATTTAGTTGAAGTTACATTAGGTGAAAAAGATGATTTCCTTAAAGTTCGTGAAACTCTTACACGCATCGGTGTAGCTTCCAAAAAAGATAGAATACTCTACCAGTCTTGCCATATTTTACATAAGCAAGGCAAGTATTACATCGTACACTTTAAAGAACTGTTTGCTTTAGATGGTAAACCTACTGATATCTCAGAAAATGACTTGTCTCGTAGGAATGCCATTGCCAAGTTGTTACAAGATTGGGGACTGGTAAAAGTGGTAAATCAAAAACAGATTGAAACACCAGCACCAATCTTTCTTTCCCAAATTAAGATCCTGTCTCATAAAGAGAAGGATGGTTGGGAATTGACACCAAAATACAATATTGGTAAGAAACCAGGTTCTTATTGACAAAGTAGTATAAATACTGATACAATTATGTGCCGTGCTCATTTGAGGCGGCAGTTTTGATAACCTCGCTTAAATTAAGGAGAAAATATGACAAGCGCAACTTTATCTTTATTCCCACAATGGGCTTCCCTCCATAAGTCTTTGGATCCATTCACAGTTGGTTTTGATGATGTATTAGACCAAATCCGTGATATCTCTGAGACAGTCGCCAAGGCAACACCTGGTTACCCTCCATATAACATCAAACAAGTCAAAGAAAACAAGTATGTCATTGAAATGGCAGTTGCTGGTTTTGCTAAGACGGACATTGAAGTTACCTTAGAAGGTAATAAGTTGGTTATCCGTGGTGCAGCTGTTGAAAGTGATGAAGATCCATCTAGTTTCATTTATAAAGGCATTGCTAATCGCAGTTTCAATCGTACCTTTACTCTTGCCGATAAGGTAGAGATTAAAGATGCCGAAATTGCAAATGGTATGCTTAAAGTCTGGCTAGAAAATATGGTAAAAGCACAGGATATGGTGAAGAAGATTGCCGTAAAATCCAAAGATGAATAACTGGTGGCCCGTTACCGATGAGGAATGGGAACAGTTAAATTATCCGGTTGGCAAATAATATAGGGGGTCTTGACTGACCCCCATTTTTGAGTTATAATTATATCATGAAAAAGAATCTTAGACCTGGTCATACAGGCACCAAAGCCATACTTAAAAAAGTTCGTGCCAAAAATGGTACGGATATCTTCTATACCTATTCAAATTGGGCAACCAATGAGATTGACGGTGTAACTTTTCTTCCTGTCGTAAGAGAAATACCTGACCCAAAGAAAAATCAGGTGGTACATTATATGCGTAAAGATAATATGGAGTATGTGAAATGAATCGTATTGAAATTTGGAATATTAATCAACGCAGATTGTTTGAACCTAGCAGCAAAGAAGATTTAAAACTTGTTAGAAAATATCTACATGACAATAAATGGGGTAATGATGGTTGTCCTTTCTACTTGGAATGGCCTTACCTAGATATACCTTCAATGTTAAAAGATAAAATCACAAAGTATACTTTGAAAGGATTGTAATGGATTGGCTAATGTACTCTGGTTGTAATATTACCTTGAAATTAAATCCGTTTCATTGGAGAATCTCATTCAAATACAATAAAACCAATGAGGTTTGGGAACAAGATGCTTTGTTGATTGAATTATTACCAATCACTATCCGTGTTTGGTTCGACAATGGAGAATGGTAATGCAAGGTTGGGGTAAACATATGGTCGTTGATGCCAAAGGGTGCCAATTAGACCGAGCCAGAGATCCTGAATACATCAGTCATTTTATTAAAGAACTGGTAAGACAGATTGAAATGGTACCTTTTGGTGAACCACAAGTGGTACACTTTGCAGATAATACAGAAAAAGCAGGCTTCACGGCCATACAGTTAATTGAGACTTCCAATATTATGGCACACCTCTTAGACCATAATGGAGACCTCTACCTTGATGTATTCAGTTGTAAAGACTTTGAAAATCAAAGGGTTACGGATTGTCTACAATCTTTCTTTTCTCCTGAAAAGATTTATTATAATATTATTACAAGAGATGCAAGGCGATAAATACGCTTGAGTGAGAAGTTATAGGTCATGCTAGTTATTAGGTCAATTTACTAAGGAGTGACCTGAATGCAGCTAAGTATAGTTGGTTGTCCCGATAAAAAGCGGTTCAGACCCTATGTAAAACGTGCCGTATTGTTCTATGCGGAACAACTTATCTCACAAAAATTGTTGGAAAACATATACTTACGGATTAAATTTAATCCAAAAATAGAGGCCTATGGTTATGCTTCTATTCTGGAGTATAACGATTCTCGTAAGGCTAGAGAATTTGAAATAGAGATTCATCCTGGTATTGGTGCTACTGAGATCCTAAAGACTCTGGCACATGAAATGACGCATATTAAACAGTATGCTTATCATGAAACAAACGAGACCTTAACTCGCTGGAAAGGTCTCAGGATCGATCCTGATAATACAGACTATTGGGTTCAACCATGGGAAATCGAAGCTCATGGAATGGAATCTGGACTATTTACCAAATTTGCCACAGAAGAAAAACTGTGGAATGTATTTACTGGTGTAGTTAATCCTGATTCTCCTATTGAAATGGAGCCATTAGGCTGGAAATAGTTTTGATTGTGTAGTGACTACAATGGAACACCGAAAACTTGTTAATGTCGACCAAAACAAGAACCGGCCATGAAGAGCGGGGTCACCGTGGATTCAAGCACCAAACACAATCACCCAGCCCTTGTAGTTAAATGGTATAACAGTTGATTTGTAATCATCAATTCGCAGTTCGATTCTGTGCTGGGGCACCATCAAATATACCAAACTTTTGTATTGACTTCTTATAATTAAGATGTTATAGTATTACATATGCGGAGAGTAATAGTACGATAAAAGATACCATCTTTTGTTAGGTGAGCAAAGCATCACTCCGCTCCATGCGGGATTCGTTTAATGGTAGGACTTCAGTTTTCCAAACTGATAACATTGGTTCGATTCCAATATCCCGCTCCAGTTTTATTCCGAAGTAGCTCAGTTGGTAGAGTAGATGACTGTTAATCATTTGGTCGCTGGTTCGAGCCCAGCCTTTGGAGCCAATTATTGAGGATGTGCGGTAAAGGATAAGCAATCCTAACTGTCAAGGAACATCAACACCCCGGCGGTATGATCCAATATCTGGAGATTTTCCGTATGCTGAGAACGGAAGGAAGCTGTAAGCTGGGGTAGGCGGTGGTAGAGTTCGAAAGAATGGCCTTAAACGCTTAATCTACGACACGCCTATTAAACACACGACAGTATCCTCAATAATTGATTTTCTTAATAACAATCATCAAAACATATCATAAAGGCAATAACTAAAATTTATTGATTTGAGATATACATAATATTTTAACTATGGAGTAAATATGTCTATTACATTACAAAACCTTGAGAGTGCATTGGCTGGCGAATCAATGGCTCATATCAAGTATCGTTATTTCGCCAAAATTGCTCGTGAAGAAGGCTTTGAAGAAGTAGCAAAGCATTTTGAACATACAGCAAACCAAGAAATTCTCCACGCTTGGGGTCACCTCGAATTACTCATCGGTAAACCATCTACAAAAGAATGTTTAGAAAAAGCCATTGAAGGTGAAACATATGAGTTCACTACAATGTATCCTCAGTTCTTAGAAAATGCTATCAGCGAAAAAAATGCTCAAGCATCTACTGAATTCGTTGAACAAATTTCTGAATCAAAAGAACACGCTGAACAATTCAAAGCAAAGTTGGCAGTATTAGAAAAAGCAGAGAAGCGTTTCAAGGCACTTAAAGGTGTTGAAGAACGTCATGCTAATGCCTATAAACAAATTTTGGAGACACTATAATGGAATATTATCGTTGCGTGGTCTGTGGCCACATTTTATCCGTAGAAGATTGGAATAGTTTGCCTGATGAAGTGCCTTGTCCTGAATGTGGTGTTAGTAAGTGGGACTATGAGTTGGTGAAAGAATAAGTAAAGGTATAGCGGAGTAGCTCAGAGGTAGAGCATTGGACTCATAATCCAGGGGGCGTTGGTTCGATTCCATCCTCCGCAACCAATAAGGAGATATTATGACTAAAGAAATTAAACCGGTAAAACCAAGCACCAAACGAGTACCAATGGTAGAAGGCCGTAAGAATATTCCTAATATTAAAAATAAAGGTCCTGTAGCACCAAAATCTTCCGCTCCAATGCGAAGGAGTGGAAGGGGAAGATAACTAAATAAACATTTAATATATTGACTAGGTAATTAAATTGTGACAAAAATATTATTCATTCTCAAGCGCAGAGAAGATTTCAATGCGAAGGTACATAACAAATTAGGATTAAGTACTGGCTTATATAATTCAGCCAAGTTTATGAATGATATGTTACTTGGTTGTGGCATTGATTCTGTTTTGGAAGTTGCTATCGATAATAATTGTATTGATAGATTAGTCCAACAACATAATCCAACTCATGTAATCATTGAAGCCTTATGGGTTGTTCCAACAAAATTTTCCGTATTACAAAAATTACATCCAAAAGTTAAATGGATTATTCGTTTACATTCTGAAATGCCTTTTATGGCAGGAGAAGGAATGGCAATGGATTGGCTTGGTGATTATGCTAAGTTTAAGAATATCGTAGTTGCTTGTAATGCACCTAGAATGTTGAGAGAAGTTCAATTATACTTGGGTAAAAACAAAGTAATTTATTTGCCTAATTTTTATCCACAAGCATACAAAAAGAAAGAACTAGATACTGACAAGTATTGGATTGATATTTGTTGTTTTGGTGCCGTGCGACCATTAAAGAATCATATGGTACAAGCATTTGCTGCCATTGAATTTGCCGAGAAATTAGGTAAACAACTAAGATTCCATATCAATGCTGGTCGTATCGAAATGAATGGTAGTCCAGTTCAAAATAATCTCAAAGGTCTCTTTCAGCATCTACACGAAAAAGGTCATAAATTAATCAATCATCAATGGACACCAAGAGAAGAATTCTTAGAATTGTGTTCACAGATGGACATTGGATTACAATGTAGTTTTTCTGAAACATTTAATATTGTTGGTGCTGATTTGACCTCTCAAGGAATACCTTTGATTGGTTCTTCTGAGATTCCATGGTCTAGTTATTTCAACAATGCCGACCCAACAAATAGTGAAGATATTTGCAGAGCTCTAATGAAAGCCTATAAACATCCACAGTTAAATGTCTTTAGGAATCAGTACCATCTGAAACGTTACACAAATAAGACAAAAAAGATTTGGAATAAATACTTCCTTTAAAGGAAAACCAAATGCACACAATTCATAAAGTCGTATCTCACATCTGGAATGATGGTCAATTAAAGTCTTTCATCAATTCTTTTGCTAATTTTGAGCAAGCCATGAACTTTGCTAGAAGCTTAAACTGCCATGCTATTAAAGTTTATGACCATAACGAAGAATTAGTTCACACCGCTGGTGCAGTTGAAGATCCAGCAACTTACGCTTAATTACTTAGAAGTAGCACGATAAGTACCATCCCAATTGGCTGGAAGACCTTCTTCCAGCCTTTCTAACATATTCTTGTAGTATTGATTCAATTCATTGTTTTCTTCAATCAATTCTTTACAGAGTTTCTTTGCTTTAGTCCAATCACCAGAGTAATAACAATCTAAGTACGTTTGATGTTTATAATTAGGTTTACCTAAAGTAAATATCTTTATACCTTCTGTTTTACCTTTGACAGCGATACAATCTAACTCAACAACCGGGAATTCTTCTTTGACTTGTTCGGCTGTGTGGGGTCCAAGAACAATTCTGACACCATATGGTTTACTCTGTCCTTCAAGGCGGGATGCAAGATTAACAACATCTCCAAGACAAGTGTAATCAAAACGCTGGTCAGAACCCATGTTACCAACAACAACGGTACCAGTATTAATGCCAAGACCCATCCCAAAAGCTGGAATACCCTCATCGGTAATTTCTTTATTAAATTCATCTAAACTCTCCATCATTTGTAATGCAGTTTTAACGGCCTTCTTTGCGTGATTTGGTTCATCAACAGGAGCATTCCAAAATGCCATCTGTGCATCACCAATATATTTGTCTAATGTACCATTGTTTTCTAAAATCTTTCTCGTCATGGCGGTCATATAACGATTCATAATCTTAGTTAATCCTTGAACATCTTTTCCATAATGCTCAGAGATTGTAGTGAAACCTCTAACATCGGTGAACATAATGGATAATTCTTTTGATTCTCCGCCGAGAGTAAGAAGTTCAGGATTTTTCTGGAGTTTTTCGACCAATGCGGGACTGAGGTATGTTCCGAATTGTTTTTTGATTTGTTGTTTTTGATACCATTCAGACACAAATTTGACAACATATCCATGTGTGAAGGTAAAAAATATGGTGAAAAGTGGGAAAGTAATATCAATGAGGTATTGGTATCTATCAAATAGTTCATGACTTCCAAAATAGGTGATTCCTGCCACAAAGAAGATTGCGATGTAACCATGTGTGTACCTTGTAAAAAATAAAGTTATTAAGCATAATGCAATTGTGTATAATAACTCTCCTCCATCAGCCCAATCAGGCCTGGAGATGTTTGTTCCTGAAATGAGAGTACTTAGTACTGCTGCTTGAAGATTATGTGGATAGACTGCACCGGTAGCTGTTGCAACGGGGTTATTAAGTCCTTTGGCTGTGAGACCGACAATGACGATGGAATTATTAAAGTTCTC